CAGCCCTTTGACGATGAGCTATTAGTAGAAGGTATGTATAAAGCTTGGGAAGGTTTCCCAACAGGTACTAATAAGGTAGAATAATATGGAAGGTAGTCTCAGTGAATTACTGGTTTACTTTTTTATTAGTGCTAGCCTTTATAGCTCTAGCCCTTTTAGGTGGGCCTAATCCAATAATATTTAGATAAGGAGATATATATGTGGTTTAATTTATTATCTATGGGTATAAAGACAGCTAGTCATTTATACAAAAACAAACAAACAACAAAACAATTAATGTCAGATGCTCGAATGAGACACGCTGAGAAAATGAGTACAGGTGAGATTGAATATAAAGCGAAAGTTATTGAGAGCAATGATCAGGGTTACAAGGATGAGTTTGTCCTTATTCTTATATCTATGCCTATCTGTATACTGGCTTGGTCTATCTTTTCTGACGATCCAGAGATTCATACTAAATTAACATTATTTTTTGACTACTTCAATCAGCTGCCATATTGGTATCAAGCTATCTTCATAGGTGTCGTAAGTGCTATCTATGGTTTAAAAGGTGCTGATATTATGCGTAAGCCAAAGTGAACCAAGTAGTAGGATATTGCAAAGGGTGTAATAAAGAAATAATACACACGCAATCTTTTATAACCTTACCCAACAAACAAATTTTATGTCCTAAATGCTATAAAAACTCAGGAGCTCAATTGCCTTTTTGGGACAAAAATAACAAACCAACATTTAATAAATGAAACAATTATTAATAATTATGATATGTTTATTTTATACTAATGCTTTTGCAGGTAGTACTCAGAGTAATACATCTGGAAGTAACACAGCAATTGAAGGTGGATATACAGGTGGAGCAACTACTTACGAGTCTGGTTCTACCAGCACAACAACTTCAACAAATAGTTCTACATCTAATATAAAATCAGCTCCTCCTACAGCTTCGGCTCCGTCATATAATAGTATGACTCAAGATGTTTGTAGTACAGGTGCATCATTAGGTGTTCAAACATTTGGATTAGGTATTAGTGGTGGTAAGCATTTTATTGATAAGAATTGTGAAAGATTAAAGTTATCCAGAATACTAAATGACTTTGGAATGAAAGTAGCAGCAGTAGCTATACTTTGCCAAGACGAAAGAGTATTTGAAGCGATGATACAAGCAGGAACTGTTTGCCCAATTGATGGAAAAATTGGGAAAGATGCTATGATTTTATGGAATAAATATGATCATGAAAGACCTAATTATAAAACATATGTTAAACGTATGAAAAAACGTAAAGTTATAGATAAAGAAATTTACATAGAAGAACTTAAGATAATTGAACTAGAATCTGACAAATGAAAACAATAGTATTATTTATATATCATTACTCAAGTAAGTTAAGCTCATGGTCATGGCAAAAACTTTACAGTAATAGAAAGACTGGACTTGGTTATAAAAAATAATGAAACAACAACATAATACAATTTTAATAGGAATATTAGGAACAATATTATTGGGACTTTCAACATGGGTACTTATTACTTTAATAGAATTACAAACTTTAGTTTATATGATCCAGCAAGAATTGATGGGATTTGAAAAGGTTATTGGAAGAATATATTATCATATGGATAAAATAAAATGAAGTGGTGGTGTTGGATAATTTGGGGTAGTCTTATATGGCTAATGTTAAATTGGTTCAGCAATTCAGTAGGATTAGCTGAAGAAAATGATACAGCATTTACTACAAACATATTACCTAATGCTGGAACAACTACATCAAGTTTAACTAATTCAACTTTAGATGGAGTGCAATCTGGATCTACAGGTGCATTAACTAATAATTCTACACACAATGGATTTGCTATTACTTGTGAAACCCAAGTATCAAATGCTTGTGGTAATGCTTTTAATGGAGAGTTAGAAGCATCACACGACATGACAGTTAAAGCATCTGGAAGTTTAGTTGGTATAGAAGGAGATAGCACACCAGATGGTGTTACTCATACTTCTACACAAATAAAACTTAATGGTGGAATAAATTTAAGCAGTTCTATATCAGTACAAAACTGTGAATGGAATCAATCAGCTTTTAAATGTGGTTCTTCTGATGGTGTTGTTGATTCTTATACTATTATTATGAAAGTTTTAGATGCAGACGAAAATGTATTAGCTTCATCTACACAAATAAGAACAACAGATTCTGGTTACAATCTTAATGCACGATCATTTGATGATAGTTTACATTATAATGGAGTTCATGCTAATAAATACGAATGGTCTTGGACAGGAGTTGATGGATCAGAAAGTACATCATCAGCTTTAAGAGGGCCAAATTTATTAGGAGCTGAAATGGCATTAGATTTTCCTATAGAAGATTACGAACCTTTATCAGCACAAGAAATTAAAGATATGAACGAAGGTTTAGGCACAGCAAACCTTAATGAATCTGAAATATGGAATGTTATATCTGGACTTGAAGAAAGCATTAGTGAAAAATTAAACGTAGAAACAGGTGGTGCAGTAACAAGTGTAGAGCTTACAGAAAATTTTGAGATTGTAGTTACAACATCTAAATCAGCAACTATTAAAGAAACTGCTAAAATACAAGAAATAGTTCAGGTAATGAACAAAACTAAAGCTGTTGAAACATTAAAGAAAGAAGTTATTGCAGAAGTAATTAAAGAAGCTAAACAAGAAACAGTTAAGAACAATTCTAAACAAGAAACAGTTAAGAATGTTTCTAAACAAAAAGTAGTTAAGAACAGTTCTAAAAAAGAAATAAAAGAAACTATTAAACCTAAATTAAAAGTAATTATGGCAAAGATAGATGATAAAGTTAAAGATCCTGTAAAAAATTTAGAACTTAAAAACTTAGTTAAAATAGATGCTATGACACAAGATCAAGTATCTTTATCTGTTTACAATGTACCTTTTTATAAACCAAGAGATATATACTTAGATCAAATTAATATGATCGATAATAGATTAATATATAATGGAATACAGTTAGTTAGTTATATAGCTAATGATAGTATAGGAATTAAAGAAAGAACATTGCAAGAACTAAACATAAACAAACAAAGAATATTAATAGAACTTATGGAGTTAAAGAATGGTTAAAGATATTAAAAGTAATCTAACAAACATTGTAGTTATTATTGGACTTATAGGAAGTATAGGTGCAGGATTTATAAAGTATGGTGAGATTATGACTAAGATTGATGTATTAACAAACGCATCTAAAACAGTTGATATAAGTTATGTTTCAGAAATAGCTGTATTAGAAGAAAAAGTTAAAGCTTTAGAAGAATCTAACACAGGTGAAATTGACGAATCTTTAAGTAGAATAGATATAAAAGCATCGATTAATTCCAAAGAAATAGAGTTATTGAAAGTACAGTTAAAAGAATTAAAAATATCCACATCAAATCCATTATCTAATTAGATTTACTATCTATATTAAAGCTAAAAGATCTACGTTCACCTTTTGTTCTAAATGGATAAACCATATGGTATAAATACCAAGGAAATATATAATAATCTCCAATAGTAGGTTTTGCTGAAAAACTATTTTCAGAAAACAAATGTGTTTCTCCATAAGACATTTCTATATAACCTGCACTTGGATTATGATCTTTATCTTCTTGTTCCCATTCTTTATGAATACCCTTTGGTAAACTTAAATAACCTACACAAGATAATTTACAATCACTATGATAGTGATATGGATTAAAGTCACCATTAAAAGTTCTTACATACCAACCAGCTTTGAATTGAAGTTCTTTTAAATCTTTACTTTTAGTAAATGCATTAATATATGTTTGTACAATATTTTGAAATAAATAAGCCCATTTAGCAAATACTTTAGGTGTTATAAGTAATTCTTGTTTAACATTACCTACAAGCTGATCTGAATAATCTCTTTCAACAGTCAATTTTTTTTTTAATATATTTTCACAATCTTGATTATAATCATCTATTAATTCTTGAGGTAATTTACAATAACCAATTGATGGGCCAAATGGTTTATAAATTTTTAAATTTATTTTGTGTTTATTCATAGTCTCTTTCTATAATCATTTCTATAAAATGTATTGCTTTAAGTAAATCATCTTTACCACCTTTGTCCTGGTGCCTAATAATATATTTAATTGCACATCCTTCTGGGAATAGAAGTTTGTTTTCCACTACAAATTTGCTTGGTTGAATTTTATACTTTTGGTAGTGATCACCACCTATTTGTTTATTGTAAGCTTTACTCATTGAATGTTAACCTAAATTTTCCTGAGTGTTTGTATTTTTTACGTGGTTTATATAATATATCTTTTTGATCATTTCTTAAAGCATAAAGATCTGTTTTCATAGCTTTTGTAAATTTACGACAAGCTATTCCTGGATCTATTTCTGCCCAATTACAAATAGTTTGAAAGTCTTGTGAATTACCTATAAGCCATGTAATAGCATTACGCTTATCTATAATGTGGTATTTATAAACTCCATCGTATGTAGCATCATGTAATGCTTGATTTATAATAGATCTAAACAATATTAATTCAGGGCTTTTGTTCATCAACTACTTCCAATGTACTAAACTCTTGTCTGACTTGATCTTCAGTCCAATCAAAAGTTTGATGGTTTAGTTTTTGAAATTCCTCTCTTGCAGTTTTTTCATCATTAGCACTTACATATATTTCTGCTTTAACTGGATAATGAAACCTACAAATAAACTTAAAAATCATATATTATTTTTACGTCTACTTGCTTCTAATGTTCTAAAGAGATCTATAATTAAACCTTCTTTATCACGTTTGTTTTCTAGAGTAGATGCTTTTACTTCAGCAGTAAATATTTCATCTATTGCAGTTTTATAAATATTACTAGCGTAATAAGATTGTTCTTTTGCAGATATACTTTTATCTTCTATGTTGGCTGTAATGTGTAATGCTTTTTTACGTTTAAGTAATCTATCTAAATATTTTACATTAGCATTTGATTCAGCATTACTCTCATCTGTTTCTGAAAGAAATGTTAGTGCATCTTCTAATCGTTTTTCAGTTATCATTTTTATCCTTAGTTGGTTTA